CGCCATAGCTTTTTATTTTATCCCAATTTGTAGGCATCTTCTCCTGAATGAGAAGTTGCGCCTCTAACTTTTGAAGCATTGCTTCTGCGCTTTTAATCGTCGCGACAGTTCCCTTATCTGTTGCCTCCAGCAATGAGTTTTCTTTTGCAATGAGAGTTGCATACTCTGCGTTTGTTTTTGCTACTGCTGCATGGTGGGCCACAAAAACACTTGTCAATCCGACCACGGCGGCAGTTATCGCTATAAATGGTAAAGACACTGCGCCGCCCGTCATGCCTAATTGAAAAAGTATGGAATCAAAAACACGAAGTGGACCACTCGCAGCAGCCGAAGCCCCCCCAAGCATTGCGACTTGCCGAGTAACAAGATTTAAAGCCTGATGTGCTGCCCGATGGGGTATCAATGCTCTATCCGAAGCAGCGGCCAAATTGGCGAATCTTCCGGGTGCCTCGTTCATCACGCCGTTGAATCTATTTACAGCCTGTGCTAGACCGTCAAAGGCAATTACGCCACCAGTGGCATCAGCGGTTACGGTTACGCCGATATTATTACCTTCCACAGTTTAATCCTTCGGAGAGTTTTGATTTTATCTCTTCATCGCGTTGGCGTTCGCTTTCCTTCCTCTGGAAATCTGCACGGGTATGATCTATAACGTCGAAAGCGTCCATTATCCAAGCAGGCTGATCTAGGACGCCACCGCCACAAGGGAGAGATTTTCGGGCCTGACAGCGCGAGTAAAGATTTATTAACATCGTTTCCTCTGGCCCGATTTCGGGCATCCCGCATTTGGGACATTGCCCGTTTATTTTTGTTTTTGGACAATCATGCCGGCGGCAATCAAAGGAGCCTACCCTTAGACTCCATTCGACCACTGCCGCTAATCGTTTTTTATTTTTGCATTAGCCTCCAAGATATCAGTCTCTTTCGCTATAAAGTTCCCAAGAAGGATGAAAAAATTTCCTTCTGGCAAGTCTGGAATGTTCGCAAATTCAAGAGGGGAAAAAGGAATATCTTTTCCGTCTCGCGTAAAACCACGCCATCCCAAAATCATGCAGCGGCAAGCAACTTTGTAAGATTCTGCGCCTCCCCCGGATAGAGCGACTTCTAATCTATCCGCAGAGGAGGCAACTGACTTGATTGCCACTACCATATCTCCATACTTAAACTCCTTAGGTTGCCCGTGCTTTATTGCTTCCATGTGTCCTCCTAGTACGCGCTTCCGAAGTCATTAACGAGCGTTGGAAGCAGGGAATATATCCCGTTGTAAACCGCCTCCCCTGTGAAAACAATCTTGAGGAGGTCGCCAGGAATCGAACGCGGTGCTGCCGAATACTGCAAGACAGGGATACTTAGGGTCAAGCTATATGGAAACCCCGCCTTAATAAGCTCCGTCGAAGTGATGGCGAGGCTCAATGATGTTGAAGTTCCAGCAATGAACTTAGCCCACTCTGTCAGATCCTCGACGATAAGGGACATGCTGACGGAGATTTTGAGGCCCTTGCTGTAAATCTTGGCCCCGTAGATGGTAGCACCGACCACATGCTCAACAGCAATCTGATTGTCAATCGTGATTTTCAGATCGTCATAGTTGGCGATCGGAGAGCCGCCCACGGTCGGGACGCACATATTGAACTTCATGGGCTGAAGTGTTGAATATGTCGCGTTCTGAGTCGTTCCCGTTGCGTCATACTTCAATCCCAGCCAGTCAGCATCAACCTCAATAAATTCCTTGGCCTTTACATTGATTTCCAACTTGCTCAACATGCAGCCGGCGTGCTGCGGATAGTCCGGGCCGTTCTTCTGCCACCAGGTATAAGACGGCAAGGACGCACTTTGAATACGGCTGAAGGCGTGGGACATAACGAATGCCGCCGTTGTGCTATCCGAGGCAAGGCTCTTGCTTGTGCTAGAGGCATCTGCCGCCGTGAAACCCATGAGCGAATATGCCGATATGCTGGCCGCTGTGCCTGTTGAGAATTTTAGAATGAAGTCATGGGTATCATTCACTATCGTGAATTTTTTTGCCGAATAGCTATAAGTCACGGTGTAAGCGTCTGACGTTCCATTGGCCGCTTCGAGTTGTGTCTTGATTTCTTTACACAGGCTGGCTGAGACGCTAGAATCCGCACCCATAGCATAAACACCTGCGGCCAAATACGCAGTCTTTTCTGCTCCTGAATTTTCATTGAACGGGATAGCATCGTTTGAAGATACAAACGTAACTGCGCTAGTGCTGGTTTGCGGCGTAGCAGCAGGGGTATCAGTATGCCCCCATCCGATAAGGGCTGAAATCGCCGTGCCAAGATTGTCAGACCCGTTCACGCCGGTTTTCCAAAGGAGTGTCAAGGTTTGCGCCCCGCTCGGCGTGATAGTAAATTTCTTTGCTACGGGGTCGAAGGCTACAGTGAAAGTAGTCGGTGTTCCTGCGGCATCCAGGGCAGTCTTGATGGCCTTGGCAAGGTTGTAGGCGTCATAACTCCCCGCTGCTACAGTAGCATGGAGTTCTGACCCCGTGCCGATTATGAAGTCAATCATGTCGTTCTGGCCCACTCCGCTAGATACCACAAATGGAGTATGAGCCACGACTGTAAAAGATGCCGTCTCTGCCAGAGTATCAACCCCGAAAGCGGCCATGAGATCGTCTCCAACTTCATCGGGGTCTAACTCGTATTTCATTTTGCCGCCCTTTAATTGTGCAGCCCCTTGGGCAACCTTGATGGCCATATCAGCGATACCCTGAACACCCTTCCCGATGAGCAGGGCGATATCCGTCGAGAAATTAAACGGCGGTATGAACCGACGGAAACGCGCGGGCGCAGTAGCTACTGTTCCGGGCGGCGGCGTTTCCTTACAAAGTCCGGCTTCTCCAAATCGTCCTGTATACATTCGCGTGTCCTCCTATGCCAGAGCTGGCACCGTCTGTAATCTCAAGTGCATCTCACCAAACGCGAAAAACTTAGGCCCAGGTGTCCGACCTGACAAAAAGGCAGGCTCAAAGTGAATCCCGCCCATCTCACTAAAAATCCAGTAAGGGGGATAGCCGCAATACTTATTGCTCGGCAGGCTCGCGCTCCTGTCATTCAAGGCGTTATTTGAAAAGAGCTTCTGCATCAATGCCCCGCCGTCAGTAACCAAGACTGCAACTTCCTCCGGCGTCTCCCCGCCAATGACCCATACAATATGAAACTGATACCACTTCTCGAAACGGGCCGTAGTTTTCATGGATGGCGTAACATCTTCCGGCTGGACCATGATGCACGGAATCGGCGCGCAGTCCTGGTCGCTTACTCCTAGATTGTGCAATCCCCGAATCGGAGGAAGCCCCGGAATGTACTGTCGAAACAAATCTATGAGGACTTGGGTTAAGCTGTCAACATCATTGATGACGCCTGACGTTTGCCCTGGGCTTACGAGGATCGTCTGTATTTGCGTGTTACTCACCGGAAACCTCTGCAAATTCCAGGTTCATTTGTTTCATTTCTTTTCTAAGTCCCAAAATCCTATCAGTGCTAGACATGAGAAATCCTTTATAGTTACTGCTCATAGATATATAATCTTGCAATACAGCCTTAATCATATCCCGATCTGGTAAACTTAAAAAGATTGTAGGGCGAAGGGTTGCATTTCTTTTATTGACAGCTTTCACAGCGTCCTCTTCGTCCAAGGGGACCCCGAATACTGTACGATGCGTATCAATAAATTCTCCGAAATTCCCACGATTGGTTAGAGCTGACATCAAGGCTCCTGTCCTAACCATGAGCCAATCAGCAAATCCACAGCGCCTCTTTGACCTCACATAGGGAAGACTTTGTAGAGGCTCCCACACAGCCGGTCTAAGGTCGGCTCCTCCGGTGCCAGATAACTCAGCACCTCGCCCGGCCTCGAATTTTCTGGAATTTGATTCAGCCCATTTGTCAATAATATCCCCGAATGGTATCGAAAAATCCTTCATCCTGGCCTGGATCTCCCCTAGCCGGGAGAGGTCCTGGTCGTACTTCAACTGGAAATTAAAAGTTCCCATTCTAGTAGGGGTTCTGATTCGTGCTGATTTGATAACGGATTGTCCCAGACGCCGGAGCTTCGCGCTGCCCCTGGCGTTTGTAAAAGTCATCGCGCATCGTGATAGCTTGTTTCAAGGCAGACTCCGCAAGCCTTGTAAATGCCTGTGCCGGTGTCTGCGGCTGCGCCCCCATGCCACCGCCGGAGCTTGCATACTCCTTGGCCTTGTCCGAGGCTCTGCGATTATAGAAAACTGAGAGGGCATAACGTATTTGCGCTGGGTAAAGGCCCGCTGTAATGTCAGTACCCGCCACGCCACCCAGCCATTCCGTGCCCTCATCGAGCATGGACTGATAATCCGCGTAGCTATAAAGCTGGCTGAAATAATCGAAGGCCATCGGTTGTGTCGCCCCGGAATCCGGCGGTACGCCTCCGGGAGTAACAGTCAGATATCCGCTTGGCTGATCGAGGACTGCGAAGGTAGTCCCCCCGGCTGGCTGGCGTATTATTGATTGGCCATAAGTCATAAAAATGCTAGCCGCTACAGGATTGGGAAAGTTTAGCCTAAAAGTTTGATTTGTTCCATTGCGTATCCCTGTCGGAGTATCCCCGAAATGAGGATTGCTTGTAGGCGTGTCATGTGCAAGGATTTGTACACGCGGGACCAAGACAACATAATTTGTGGCAGACATTTAAAACTTCTCCGCGAGCTGTTCCTGCATCGAAGGATACAGTTTCCTAAGTTTCGCGTCCGTGTGCGGGTAGCGGCTGTGCATCGGCCCAAGGGCTGCGTACCGCGTCCCGTACTTGTGCGCGAGCTTGCGCCGCCCGTCAACATCTGAGATATCGTAAAGCTCCTGGGTCATAAAGGTATCCACGATGGCATTATCTTTCCCCATAAAGTACCATCGTTTGAAAATATAACCCTCCACGACATCCCCTGCGGCTTTAAGGCCCCATACTTGCGTTATTGATTGGTCTGAGACGTATGGTGCATGGTCCATGATCTCACCCAACTTGTCAGCCGCTTGTAGTTCTTCCAGTTTGGTTTTGCATTCAGCTTGGCTTTCGGCGTAGGCTTGCTTCTCGGCTTGGGCCTCTGTCTCAGGTTCCTTGATGAGAGCATTGCGGAGAGTGGGCAACTCAGCATCCGGCATGACCCGTAACCTAGAAGATGGTGCGTGTCTCATTTATACGCAACCCATTATGGTTACTCTGATTTTGGTCGCAGTAGCCCCTAGAACTAAAGCCTTAACCTTGATGAGGCAAAAGCGGCAAAGATAAAAGCTCTTGGATGATGTAGTTTGCCACACGACATCACCGTTAGAACTTGATGTGTTTACATGCTCTGCGATTAGGGAGGTTTCATTGTAAGCGATATTGTCCAAACTCCCCAATAGCATCACATCCCATGAAGTCGGGGCTGCGATAGCTCCATTGGCATCAAGCCCAGTAACTTGTATGGCCCATTTGTTTAGGCTGCGCAATAAAGGGATCAGTTCCGGTACTGAAGTAAAAAGATTGTACGTCCCGGTTGTGGTAAAGTCATACGAAAAAACTAGGGGAAGTCCGTGCATATGTCCTCCGCTCGTCTAAGGATTCAGGGGAGCCCCATTTCTGAGGCCCCCCTTTTTAGAATCCCTATTTTTAGGCCGACCCATCGCTCCCGCGGATTGTGAAGCGCGGCTCCAAGATCTCGTAAGTGTACATCTCGTCAATCTTGTAGCGTTGCGCCCCGATGGTGAAGGACGGGCCGCTTAGCGGATTTTCGATCTGCACGCGGACAGGCTTCACAACCTGCTTGATAAACCCCTTCGCGGCCTGGGAAACGTAATAGGCCGTTGAAGGCAACCATATGCTGGATACAAGGTTAAACTTCCCCTTGAGGATGTTTAGCGCGTGCTGAGTACCGATAGTCGTATCCGTTCCAGCCGTGAAGGTGCTAGACACAGCTTTGATGTTGGCAGTCGAAGGATACAATTCGGACTTAAGCATCAGTTCAAAAGCGTCAATAAGGCCGACGCCACAAACCAATGTATCCGGGCTGACCAACATCTTTCGGCCCAACGGGTCTTTCATCTGCCGCGCCATTGCGCGGAGTTGGATGATAGTCTCGTAGCTGGCCGCAGTCGAGCTTATGGCGTTTTTACCGCCGCCATTCGTGAAGCCCGTGCTGTTGTAGGGCCAAGTGGATTCCCCGGCCTGAGTCCCCGTTGCAGAAGCCGCCACAGGGTCGCCGTTGGCATCCAGGACAGCATACGATCCCGCGGGGTCGTTCGATGCGAACCGGCCCACAGCGATAGAATCGGAGAAGATGGGGAAGTTCTCTGCGATCTGCTGCGCCTGCTGTTGTAGCTGGTTCGTCTGATCCCACTCGATGGCCATCTCTCCCAACACGAGCATCCTGACCGCCTTCGTCTGATTAGCGATTTGAATATCCATCGCGCCGATGGCAGCCTGTCTCGGTTCCTCACCGATTCCCTTTAGTTCAGGGAAAGAAGCGCGGAAGGCCGCAGCATACAACTCTATGGCCTTATTGCTGGGCAAGCTCTGGTACATGCCATCAAAGGTCGTCTCGACCTTCTGATACATGTTATTGACCGCGAGTTGGATACCAGCGCGTAGGAACTGTTGCAAGGTTCCGGCCACATTGGCCTCGCGCAGGGTATTCTTCGCACGCTTCACAGACTCGGCCAGCTTCTTGATCGAGAAGGTCGAAGACATAATATCCAACATTCCCGATTCCTTGAACTCATCGCTCATGACATCAAGGCCGGTATGCTCCTTGATCTCCTGGCGCATGGACTCAAGGACTTGGGTTCTCGCCCTATCCTCAAAAGCCCGATTCGCCTCGCGCAGTTTCTCGCCGCGCTTTCCTGCCGCCGTCTCTATGATTTCCATTTTTTTCATTCCTCCTTGTTCTCGTTAGAGAAGCACGACAGGATACTGACCGATGACCCAGACAGGCACTAAGCCGCCTACCACGTATGGAAGGCTGGCCGCGATGCTCGCGGATGGGAGCTTGACGATTCCGACTGGATTGGCCGGAGAAGTCGCTTGCTTGGTTACATGCTGCGCATCGGTGGCAAAATACACCTTATCACCATCGTAATACGTCTGCGCCGAGTCGCTCGTATCCATAAAAAACGTCGCCAGACAGCCAAAGATGGCCAGAGCGTCAGGCTCATAGTTCTTTTGGATAGCCGGTCCACCGACTAACTGCGTGGCGGTATACGGCGCGAGGAAGGCAGGCTTTACAGCCACGCCCACAAGCAAGCCCGCTTCGGTGGCCGAGGCAATGGCCTTGACATAGCCGGGGCTTCCAGCCACAAAAGCAAGCAGGTCGCCCTGGTTGAAGTCGTAGGACCCGCTTGTGGACAACGGCCAGCGCATTTGCTTGCCGCCGAAATTCACGTCTTCGAGGATGTTATTTCTATTCTTGGTCGCCATGATGGCTTATGCCTCCTTGGCGGCTTCAAGGAAGCGCGCCTCTGCGTTTACGCCGGATTCCTGCACCCCGCGATGGAGGGAAGCTACAGAATTCTGGATTGACTCGCGGATGCTCTTTGCAAGTCGCGCATCCTTTGCGATGATGGCTTTGGCTTCTTTGTAGGGCATGTACATCAAACGAGTAAATTCCTCGTCGGAGTATGTGCCTTTTGGAAGTCCAGATTCTCGGATGGCTCCTATGAGCCCGTCATAACGCGCCGATTCATCGGCGTCCATATGAGCAAAAGCCGCTCTCCTGCTATCATCATCAAGCTGCCGGAACCGCTGGCGGCGTAGATCCCTTGCAGATCGAGGTCGAGAGTCGGCCTTCGCTTCTTCTGCATCATCATCATCATCATCAGCAGAGTCAGAACCATCAGTTGCATCTGTTTTGTCTCCGATATGTTTATCAATTGCCTTGACCATCTCGTGTAGTCGGGCCATGTGATCCTCATCGGACTCGCCTTCCTTTTTGGCGGCCCAGGCTTCGGACTCTTCCTCAGATGACTTGTACCCTTCGCCCTCGGATTCCTTTACCAACGCGGAAAGGGCCTTGTGGGATTCTGCGAACTTTTTCTTCTCTTCGTCAGGTAGCGACTTGAGGGCTTCGCTGAACTTGGCGAAGATGGCTTTTAGTTTTTTCATTCCTTCCTCCTGTGATGTTGGGGATACGACCCCGTTTTTGTCTTCTTTGATTACAGCCAACCCACGACCGCCTCGGGCCGGGGTCGTAACCAAATCGCATGAGTCGCCTTCTGTGATGGCCGTAACATAGTTGTCTTCTGGACCACCGCCCTTCGCTGTCATGTCGCGGGACTCGGCGTCGCCGTCTGCGTTGACGCTAAATCCGACATACTCCAAATCGTTATCCGGGAAACTCTCTTTATACTTCAAGGCACTTTGAACTTTTGCCGCGAGCATGGCTCCGGATTCCGATAGGTCGCAATGAAGCTCGCCAGCGCAGGCAGAACCCTCCTTGACCTGGATGATCCCCAAGTTCTTATAGTATCCGGCCTTGTCTTGGACCCTGCGCTCTGGCAGCGTGTCGGCCTCATCCTCCGCTTGATGATTCAGGTAACACCATTTTCCTTCGAAGGCTTTGACTGCCGAAGAGACGGCTTCTGGGCCGTAAAAATTCTTGTTGCGCCGATTGCCGGGACCTTCGGAAATTAGGATCACCTTGAAAATCTTTTCGCCCTTGGGGCCGTCAGGCATGGCCTCCAAAACTCGGAAAGTTCCTGTTTCGCGAATTTGAACACTACTTCTCGTCTTCATGTTCTACTTCATCTCCGTGCCGACGGACTTCTCGGATTTTCCTTTTTCCGCGATGCTTCTCACATTCGTCCTTTTTGTCTTTCCAAGTTTTTGACATAAAAAAAGACACCCGCCGCATTTCTGCGGGCAGGTGCCGGTACAGATTTCTGTCGGCTTACGCTATCTTAAAGTTGTTGCCATCGGTTGAAGTATATAACGTTTTTTTAAGTTTGTCAAGTCTTTTTACACAAATAAAAAAAACGACTCTATCCCTTGGGGCTATACCCTAAAGAGATGAAGTCGTTAAGGAAGACTTTAAGCTGTTGCCGCAAACGCCCTTGGTCCGCTTGACCTGAAAAGGTCCGCGCCTGTTTCGTTTGAATTTTCGCCCATCGGGCCAGGTCGAGAGTCGGCCTCGTAGCCTGGAATTTCGGACAGCATTTCCGGGAAAGCTCGTATCGCCCGGTCGAAGATCGGAACTATTTTGATTGGTGAACGCGCCGCATCCGAGGGCGCAAGTCTTAAAAAAGACTCCCCCTTGCAGGCGGACCAAGGCTGGCAAGGGGGAAATTTGTTGCTTCTGCGGTCCGCCATAAGAAAAGTATAAAACATGCGCGGCTGTTTGTCAAGACCTTTTCTCATTTTCGGCCCTCAGGTTGCCACAGCCTGATCGTCTGCGTTGTTCCGGAAGCTCAAATAAGTGTCCCTTCCCCTCTTGTATCCTCATGCTCCCAGGTCGAATCTGTATTTTTATCTCGCCGTGGCCATGCTGGACGTGCTGACGCACGACGGAAACAAGCAAGGCTTCCTCCTCGGACAGGTCCATGCGAGTCATATTTTCATTATTTCCAAAACAAAATTGTCGTCCTGATCCATGAATCCAGAAGAGAATTGCAGGCTCGAAAACTCGCGGCCCTTATCCCTGGCGTAGGCGTCCATCTTTTCGACGACGCCTTGAAGCATGGCAGGAATGTCAGGATTCGCCCGGATGAAGATTGACAGCTCGACGTTTTCCTTTCCAACATAATCGGCCAGATTTCTGGCAGACACAGAGATAAACCTTGACGGTAGAGACAAAGAGCTGAAAGATACATGCGCCCGGATTCTGTTCTCCGTCATAGTAACAGGGTCTATGCTGATTCCGTCCATCCTCGCGCCCCTTGCGCTGGCCGTGTTAGCTATTTGCCACAACATCGCAATAAAAGCATTGGTCAGATCCCGGTTCTCTATTACTTTATCAAGAAGCCTGGTTGATGAGGTTCCTAGCGCGGAAGCAGCGTCATTGTCTGGCATTATTTCGCCCACCCCACGATTGATATACCATGCAGCCCGGCCCAGGTGTCGAAATCTACATGTAAATGCGCCTGCAAGTTCCCCTCTGCGTCCCTGATCGCCATAGCGTCCGGCACAAGCCCGCGAGCGTCCATGTCAAGCGCAGCTTGTTTCTCATCATCTGTCCCATTCCTCAAAAGCTCGGCGAAGTCGCGGGGAACGATACGAGTAAAACATCTACACCCATAATGCACTGGTATAGGCTCGGCCTCGTCGGCAGGTTTCCCGTCTTCTGCGTCGCATATGTCGCAGACCGCGCTATCTTCTAGCGTCTGAAAAATTTCCTCAGCTACCAGATCCTCATTTTCGCCTGCGACATCATCGCGGGCGTCTCTCTGCGCTTGCAGTATTTGAGTGAATAGCATTGAGGAGAGTTTGTAGATCGGATCGAAGTTGTCAACCTTGGTGGCGTCAACCTCATCGGCGGCATCGGTGATAGAGCCTTCATGCAATGCCTCAAGTCTCAAATTCGTGTTCAAATTCGCGGCATATGCCCTGAGCCATTCAGCCAATGCCTGCTCCCATCCAGTCTTGTAATCTTCCGGCCTTAGAGCCTCCCGCAATGCTTTACCGGGAATCCTGGGCTTGCGGCTTGGCGGCGTCAGCATATCCAACATCCAAACATGACGCAGTGCTTCGTGGCGGTAGGCATCTTTGACTGTGTCGCGCATAAACCGCAAAATAGAATTGAAGAACCCTACAAGCTCATTCGTCGAAAAATGGTTTATTCTCTCAATCGTCATTCCTGCATTTGCCAGATTCCACATTTCGCTGCCATGCGCGGCGTGGTACTCTGCCATGATAATCCCACGCAATGACTTCTTCGCGGCTTCCCATTCGCGCTTCAGGGCATCTACACAAGCGTCCTCATGCGCCCGGCCAGCCTTGCGCGTCTCGGCCTCTAGTCGGTTGAGTGTGCCGCTTTGGGTTGGATAGCTCAAGAAAATCCTCGGAGGGACGCTCCGGCACGAAGCCGGAAATTGTTTATTTTCATTTTGCCTTACGCCCGACGAAACGGCGCAGTCATAATATCTCGGATTGACCGCTTGGCCTTCGGGTCGGCTAGGACCTTCCGTTGGGCTTCGATCTGCGCTTCAAGCTGGGCGTATATCTGCTCGACCTGGAAAGCAACCCAGGCCAGGGATACGGGTCGGGGCATCCGGGCGGGATTGAAACCCAACCATAGGTCGCCTGTCAGCTTGTTTTGCGTGATGACGGGATGAGCAGAACAAGGAGGGAAAGTGTAATGCTCTTCTGGTTGTGCTTCTGTTTTCTTGATTTCAGGCTCGGGATTTCCCATTTAAGTCTCCTGATTACAGGGTTTTATGCTGAGATTTCAGCTTATTTTTTCCTGCGTGGATAGGATTTTCTTCTGTTGGTTCTAACATCGGCGGCGGCGCAGCCCCGAAGCGGCCCGCCGGCGGCGGCGCGCCAATATCAATAGGCGGATGCTTCTTCAAGTCTTTCTGCCCTACGTCTTGCTCGTTGTCAAAATCATAATTATCACATTCAAGTTCTGCTGCGACCATAGTCCCGGCTCTGCGCTTGTTGATATATCCCATCTGCTCTGCCGTCGAGATATTGGCAATATAATCTTTGGCTGAATCCTTTGAGACTGACGGGAACATAACCTGCCAATCATCTTCATTGTATTCAATCTTGTTCTGCTCGCAAAAAGTCTCGATGATTGAATCAAGGAGGTCCTGGAAGTCCTGCTGTAGATCCTCGATAACTTTCGTGAATGGTTCGCTTCCGACGATTGCGGTCGCTCGGCTTCCTGACCCGGACGCCATAACATTGAAAAAGTCCTTGGGGAAGCCCATCGCTGTCGCAAGGAAAGCTAAAATCTCCTGGCTGATAGAGCTTCCTGTCCCGGTCTTTCCGGCGGCAGGAGCAAGGGCTTTGCGCTCCACGGCCTTGTTGTGAACGAAGATAGATGGAGCGACTGGAATGTAATTATATTTTGCGCCATGTGCGGCCACATCTCCCGCCGAACCATCTATCGTATCGTCATAGACAAAACACGCCTGTAACTGCTCAGATAATACCTGGGCCGTATAGGTATCCTTGAGCTTCTTGAGCCAGCCCAGGATTGAGAAGATGACCGGCCGGCCACGCTTCTCTTGGCTCGTGCAATTCGTTTTGATTCGGATAACTTGATCGGCGGGAATCTGCCGG